GGGCACCCGTGAGGGTGCCCGGCGCAGTGCAGCACTTCTCTTCTTCAATTAGTTCTCTCTCCCTTTCCGGGGGGGAGTAATTGATTGGAGATTAATTCCAGGGAGTACCCTGGAGGACCATTGGAGCTCATAGGAATGAGTAACGTCAAGAGCCGTAGGTCGATGGTTTATACCATCCCTGGTGGGCGTCAAAAAGTTCAGAGTAAAACCTCTGTTCTTCAAGACGTCGACAACAGGACGACTCCTGTCGCTATTCTTGAGGGGATGCAGACAACTGCATCCGAAAACCATCCCGACTTTGTTGCACTTCAGAAGTCGCTCCGTCAGGGGCTACCTTCTCCAGTGCCGCATGGTCGAGACTGGGGTGGTGAGTTCACGATGAATCGGACGTGGATAGAATCGCCTGAACCGGCGGACTATCGCACCGAATCATTGTTCTTCGACAGTCCCACTTTTGGAACCATTGTAAAGGTAACCAAGTGGTTTCCTTTATATATGCGTCTCAATTATGGGGCTGGCATATGGCCGCCGTCTGTGGCGAGCTCCTTATCGGCGCTCAACGCATTCGGTACCGTTGCCATTAGTCGATGCTCACCGACGAATCCCGTAGCACAGTTATCTGTTGCTACGCTCGAAGGCTACAAAGATGGCCTACCTTCATTACTTGGCCATTCTTTGTGGGAAGAGAGAACTAACCTAGCACGTGGTGCTGGGTCAGAATATCTCAACTCCGAGTTCGGATGGAAGCCGCTTGTCAGTGACGTCAAAAGCTTTGCTTATGGCGTCGCAAACATGGGAGATCTGAATAATCAGTTCTTCCGTGATGCTGGCAAACCGGTCCGTCGTAGGTATTCGTTCCCATCTCAAGTGTCTGTTCAATCCGACGTCATTAACGCGAAAGCGCAATATGGCGGTCCCTTTGATGGTGGGACATTGGATCAGATCAGACCATTCCTCACGTCGCAGATCACACGTGACCGAAGGATCACGGTGGATCGTTGGTTTTCAGGTGCATTTACTTACCATGCACCGCCGGAGTTATTCGGCAGTGCGGGTGAGCATGCAGCCCGTGCCATTGAAATACTTGGCATGGACCTGAATCCCTCGACCCTTTGGGAAGCTGCTCCGTGGAGCTGGGCCGCTGACTGGTTCAGTAATACTGGGGATGTTTTAAACAACCTCAATAATTACTCCCAGTACGGTCAGGTCCTGAAATATGGGTATATCATGGAACACTCTGTGTGCCGTGATACCTATACTCAGGATGGTATTCCTAACGGTGGGTTTGACCCCACTAAAGTTAGTTTTACCGGACACCCTAATTCTTTCGTCATATGTTCGGAAACGAAGATACGACGTAGGGCGTCCCCCTTTGGATTCGGCGTCTCTTTGGGCAGTTTAACTCCTGCTCAAATCGCCATCATAGGTGCGCTAGGTCTTTCGATGCTAGCGTAACTATGGAAGTCTGACATTACGTCAAACGCCAATAAGGGGTCCCAGACCGGGGCCCTAGGAGTGATGCCTATGGCACTAACCGACCCGCAATCCATTACTATTAGTGGTACAACCTCTCCCCTTCCGCGAACTTTCGCTGAAGGTTCAGAGAGTGCGTATACTAGTAGTGATGGACTTATAAAGTTGTCTGTTAACCATTCCCAAGTAAAACAGGGAAGGTTGAGACATCTTTTGAGGATCGACCATTCGAAGATTACGGCTGATCCGTTTAAACCAACGGATAATGTTAAAGTCAACATGGCGTGTTACATCGTTTTCGATGTACCGCCGGCTGGCTATAACAATACAGACGTATTGGCTGTTTATACGGGCTTTAAAACCCTGTTTACAGCCACTTCGGATGCGCTCATCACCAAGGTAATTGGTGGTGAGTCGTAGCGAGGGTCCAGATTCTTCCTCTGTAAGATATGTGCCGAAGAAGCACGTATCTTTTAAGGAGTATCTGAGCCGCCACGATGATGTGAATGATAGTAACGCTGGAATTGACGTGCATATACATGTGTCTTATAAGACCATTGTATTTGCTTTAGTCTCTTTTAGCGCTATTACACACATCGTCGACGCTATTTCTAACCTCTTCTAGGCCCGAGGGCCTTTTTAGAGAGTTGGGTTTAGCGCTTTGGCTTTAACACGTAAGTGTTTCACTCGGTGGTTACTAGTAATAGGAATTCTGTTGCTTCGGCTTGGAGCCCTCTACATATGGAACACATTTCGCGCGATCCTAGGAATTGGAGACTCACGGAGACGAACTTAGTTCGTTCTTACGTGTTTCTTCTTATTCCACCGATCGCAACCGAAACAGATGTCAGGGAGTGGGTTAACACTCAATTTCCTGGTACTGAATCGGTGATTTGTGATGTCATATGCAAAGCTCACCTGGACGATGTAATCGTCAGGGCGTGGAGAACAGAGTTCCTTGACATTTTGGACTTTGTCCTTAGTGTCAACTAGTAGTGAGTGTCACAGGCTATGGATTTAGCTACCCCCTAACTAATAGGAGGGCTAATGAAAAGCCTGATGTCACTCTGGTCCAGACTAGCAGAGGAATCTGCTAGCCAGTGCTGCACGAGTGCCCATTCTGACATTAATACCGTCAGAATGCGTGTCAAACATGAGGGGCAATCGTTTTTGACGATTACCCTACCTGAACTTGGTAAAGCCACCCAAAAGTGGTTGGACCAAGGAAAGGTGGGCTCTTATACCGCGTTCCGAAAGGAACAAGGTAGTAGGCTCCCCCGATTTCTCGGAGGTTTCTACGCCCGTGTGTTTGACGCGGAGAGTGGCTTGTTACTCGATGATCCATGTATAGACTCGATCATTGCCTTACGACAGCTAACGCTGTTGTTCGGTAAGATCAATCTCAGGTGCTCCCCAGCACGTGAGAGGAAGGCTATGCGTGGATATGTCGAGTGTGAGCACGAAGTCCGAGAATCGGATGCGAGGCTTACTGATAGTGATATCAGTGAGTTTATTCACATGTCCGATTTGCTATTTGGGCGAGTTTTTGACCGTATTGACAGAGATGTCTATTATGGTCGCCTCGTTCCCAAGCATGGTCCAGGATCAACGGCTGATGGACTTACTGGAAACAGTAAGTTTAATCAATCCGTCTGGACTACTCGACTCGAATCCATCTTACCGATGGGCGAGTACATTCTTCCTAATTGGCGTTTTTATGACCAGTTAGAAGAATGTGACTTAGTCGAACCTGGTGCTGAAACACCTGTAAAGGTTGTTTTAGTACCTAAGACGCTCAAAACACCTCGAGTAATTGCAATGGAACCTACCTGTATGCAATATATGCAACAGGCGGTCCTGCGTAGTTTTCTCGAGTCTCTTAGCCAGGATGACTTCCTGTCTAAGATTATCGGGTTTGATGATCAAGTCCCTAACCAGGAACTTGCTCGTCAAGGTTCGTCTGATCAACGAACCGCAACACTAGATCTTAGTGATGCTTCCGATCGTGTTTCGAATCAGCTCGTCAGAGCTATGTTACGTCGGTGGCCTCATTTGTTTGAGGCTGTCGATGCAACTCGCTCAAGGCGGGCCTCTATTGGCGATGACGAAGTAATTCGTCTAGCCAAATATGCGTCGATGGGTTCGGCACTCTGCTTTCCTATGGAAGCCATGGTCTTTACGACCTTGATCTTCCTGGGAATTCAGAAGTCGCTTAACACGTCACTTCGGAGGAGGGATCTGAAAAGATTCTCCTCTTCGGTACGCATCTTCGGGGACGACTTAATTGTTCCCGTTGATCATGTGCGAACCGTCGTTCGGACCCTTGAGCATTTTGGTGCTCAGGTGGGAACGTCAAAGTCTTTCTGGACTGGAAAGTTCAGAGAGTCTTGTGGCCGGGAGTACTTTAATGGACATGACGTATCAATAGTCAGAGTCCGGCAAGTGTTTCCGGAACGACGGCAGGACGCTACGGAGGTTGTTTCGGCTGTCAGTCTCCGAAACCTACTCTATTGGAGAGGTTATTGGAGTACTGTACAGTGGTTGGATAAGGAGCTTAGCAGGCTGCTAGGCTACTTCCCGACCGTCCTTCCGACTTCCCCCGTGCAAGGCAGGGAAAGTGTACTGGGCTTTGAGACCCAGCGCACTCACCCGAATCTGCACAGCCCCTTAGTCAGGGGCTACCAAGTGCAGGCCAAGCTCCCTCATGATCATCTTGAGGGTTCAGGTGCTTTGCTTAAGTGTTTGCTCAAGCGCGGCGGTGATGCTTATACAAGGGCCGAAAAGCCCTGGCACCCGACGACGCATAGTACTGATGAACTCGCGTTCACGGTACGCCTTCGGGATTTGCCCCCCGAAGTTTCGAGTAATCACTTAGAACGTTTTGGTCGTCCTAAGTCGATTAGCACAAAACTTAGGTGGAGTTCTCCCCTATAAAGGTGGAGACATGGGCCAGGTCGTTTCGATCTGCCTTGCGGGAGGGTCAAGTGTCCCCGCGAATTGGTTAACTACCAATCGTTAGGGATTGACTCTTGGGAT